GGCGATTGTGACGCTGACGGGGAAATCGATGGAGACTCGCTGCTGGATGGAGAAGCACTTGCACTGGGCGATAGCGACGGACTGGCGCTGCTACTGGGCGAGACGCTGGGACTTGGCGAAATCGAGGGACTAGTGCTGCTGGACGGGGAAACCGAGCTACTGGGGCTGACACTTGGCGAGTCGCTGGCGCTGGGTGAAACGGAAGGCGAGGGGCTCATGGACGGAGACGGTGAACTGCTGGGGCTGAGGCTGGGTGAAGGGCTGAGGGACGGAGAAGTAGAGGCTGAAGGCGAGATGGACGCTGAAGGACTGAGAGAGGGTGAGTCTGAAGCTGAAGGGGAGAGGCTGGAGGACGGAGAGACGGAAGGCGAAGGACTGACAGACGGGCTGGCTGACGACGATGGTGAACCGGTTGCCGTGCTGCTGACGCTGGCAATCTCCAGCAACCCGGCGGCGGTGGGCGAGGCCGTGCTGAGGGTAAACGACTGACTCCCCACCGTTCCCCCGGCGTTATAGGACTGGTCGGCGCAGGTGGTCCCCTGTCCATCGTTGCGCTCAACCCAGGGACTGGGAGCAGTGAAGGTCGGCGTGGCGTCGGCGATACAAGTGGCTTGGATGGTTGACTTGGTGAACCCTCGGACCAGCGAAGGCCAGGCCGAGGTAGTGGAAGAAGCGTTGGATTGCACTGCCGAGTTGCCGATAGGTGCGGTTTGATGAGCGTTGCGGTAGGTGGAGAGATAGACGTAAATCTCGCCGGATGTCGAGCGGTTGAAGCGCGGGTCGATAGACCCGTCGTAGTGCGCCCGGTACTTGCGGATCGTCGTGCCGCCGCCGGAGGTTGTCGTTTGGAACGCGGTTTCTTCAATCCAATCGGCGGGAGTGTTAGGCGCGATGGTTGGCGTGCCAGCACACTCCACAGTTGCGATAACCAGATCCTTGTTACCGCGATTGTCGGAAGCGCTGGTTCCCGCCGGAAGGGCGGGTGTTACGTTCGTCGCGTTGGCGTTAAACGCCGCTGAGCCAGAGCGGTAGTAGACGTAGTCAGGTGAGGGAACGCAAACGATTCCCGCCACCCATCGTACACCGGAGGTTGGTGAGGCATCCTGGTTGCTGAGTGTCGTCCGCTGATCGGCAACCACTTTGTTCGTCGCGTTGCCCACCAGCGTGCCGGAGATAATGATTTCCTCGTCCTGTGTGTACCCGGTTTGATCCGGCGCGTTGGTAGCCGCGCGCTGGAAATAGTCGAGGATGACGAGGCCTTCGGGGGCGGGCGTGGTGATAGAAGCCGGGCGGACGGGGTTGCTGGTGCCAGAGTTGTAAGCCCGGACCCACTCAGGCAGGGTAAACGGCCCTTCGAGGTCGGGACCGCGTACGGTGCGCGCTACAGCTATTCGGCTGACAGTGGCACCGAGTGTAAACACCGGGCTGGCGAGTGGTAACAAGTCACCCGACACTATCTTGCGCCAAAAGAAGGTGCCGACCAGACCGTTGGTTGCTGTACCGACCTGTGGCTGTGCGATACGGTTCCATCCGGCGGGATTACCTGTCCAGAGGACGTTGCCGGTGTTACCAATCGAGATGTAGATGATGTCCCCTACCGCGTGAGTCGGCAGGGTGACGGTTATTGTGGAGCCAGTGCCGCCGGGGTTGGTGGAAACAGAATCGAAGATAGTCGCATTAGCCACATGCGCAGTCTGGAACTATTGATTGTAGGGACGGCCAAAGACTGAAATACCTAAATCGTTCAGCACTACATTCATCCGCACGGTAATAAACCTCGCAGCACCAATGATGGTTTGACTGCTAAGCGCACTGCCCATCGTCACCTGTAATTGCGGCGTTTCATGCGGGTCGTTATGACTATAGACCTTGTACTCTACTAGTTCTTCCTCGGCGATTTCCGAACCACCGCTATTCTGCTGGAACCTCAGTTCATAAAAGCTAGCCGTACTAAGGTTCTCCGCCTGGGCTTCGTATTGACCTGTGGGATATGGACCGAAAGGGAAAAACACTTGTCCAGTTGCGCCAGAGGCGCTACCTAAAGCCGTGCTGCCATAAGGCGATGATCCGTAACTCATGTGATTGACCCGTAGAGCGGCAAGTAGCCGACGAGATCGCCAGCGAGATCATGGATCGGAATCTTGCCTGTCACCGTGCCGAGGGATGACGCTGAGGCTGACTGGTTTGTGCCGAGCAGTCCTTGAAAACTAACCAGTCCTGTATTGTCATTGGCGCGCACTGCTACGCCGCTGTTATTTCCGTCCGGGTCGCCCAGTGCGACCTCCCCGGAAGCCATATTCAGATTCATCCCACCGCCTTGCAGGTGGAGAGACAGACCCGCTACCAGCGTCAGTATCATAGCGGCTTCAATTTGCAGATCCTCGGGAGTCACCACGGCATAGTTGTCGCCCGTCCGCGCGGAAGGCAGGATGTCGCTGAGTGTCTTAGCTGTGAACGGTGCAATTAACTGGTACGTCTTACCTGCGCTACTATGCTCGCTCGCGCTGGTTCCTTCCTGCGCGCGGGTGATCGTCAGCGTATCGGTAGCGATAGCGGTGACACGCACGACTTCCACGCCCGGGTCGTCAGCCGGATCGGGATAGTCGGTAGAGTTCCAGATAACCGCATTGAAAGATACAGCCGGGAATCTCGCCCCCTGCCCAGTGTCGAGTGTCAGCGAGGTGTCGTCAGCGTCGATTCCGGCAGTGAGTGTGCCCTTAGCAAAGTTTTTAGCTGCGTCCATGATTACACTGTCTCCTTCGGGTTCATCCGGCACTGTAACATGACTGGCGGGTTGATGGGTAGGTTTGTTACATGGAGGGGTGAGGGCTTTCTAGGTGTACTCCTGGTAACTGACACTGTGCGCTTCGGTGGCTGGCGGCTCCCTGCGCCGGGGAAAGAAGGCCATAACCACCGCGTCGCCGTCGTCAGTGGACCTCCCCAGCCGCTTGCGGATGTCTTTCTTGCTCTCTACGGTGATCTTACCACTGGAGGTATCCTTGCCGCGTTTAGGTGCGGTCAGGTCACCTGTCAAGATGTCGCAGGGCGGAAGGGCGACTTCGGAATCGTAAGCCGGATCGAGCAGTTCGCGCATGTTCCACCAGGCGGCGCTGCGGCAGTTGCTGAACTCCAGTTCCTTACCTCGATCCTTGAGATTCGTCCCCTCGGAGGCATTGAACGCCTGCACGCGCTTGACGGCAACCATCTCACGCAATCTGTCCACCGGGCCGGAGCCAATACCAATTACATCCACCATCGCGTAGGAGTGAGTGTAGCGTTCCATGATGCCCTTCACCTTCCCGACAATGGGCATAGTGTCCGCGATAGCATAGCGGTCCAACTGGGTGATGGTATTCCCCTGACGGCGGGCAATCACCGTCTTGTCACCGAGGTCGGAACGCGCGATATCCACTCCGACACACGTAAAATCCTCCTCATGGGCCTTTGACTGCCAGTCCCAGTTGGGCCACTGACCACGCGCCGCGCCATCCACCCAGTTCCAGTCGGTTTGTTTCACCTTTATCCGTTGCAACCAGCGTTCATTCGCCGCTTCGACCCAGGCGAGAGGGATAACGCAGTCCTCGGTAGATTCACAGAAGTTGCCAAGCACGCGATTCTGAAACACCGCCGAGTTCTCACCCCATTGGCGACGGCGTTGGGCCACAAACTCGGGAGTCGCACGACCGGCGGCAATACACTCGTCAATGGTCACGTGCCGCACCCACCAGTCCTCCAGACCCGGCTTGCGATTGTGGATTTCGAAAAACCTGCCCTGTGGATCGCCGGGTGTCGAGATAGCCAGCGCGATAATCTCCTTGCCGACACCACCCATCAGTGCGCCTTCGGCAGCATCCCAGCGTGAGGCGTCGATGGCTTTCGCTTCGTCGAAGATGTAGAGGAGGTGGTCGGCGTGCCCTCCCTCTGTACCGGTTTCCTCACTGGAGGTCATTGACGACCCTTTGCCGGTCCTGAGCCGGAGAGTTTCAGCCATCAGTTCGTACTGCGTGAACTCCCCGCGCCCCACCCTGTCCCATTTTACCCGCCGGGACCACTTATGTACCTCCGGCCAGAGGAAATCGCTGAGCTGGCGGCTGACGGAGGCCGTGGTGATGATTTTCCAGTCGGACTTGTCGGGCAGACCGTCTCGGGTCAGGGCGAACCAGAGGATGGCGATAGAGGCGAGGCAGGTTTTTCCGAGTGTATGTGGCCCGCGAACAGCCGCACGGCAGGTGTTACCTCGCTTCTGGCTGACAAGGGCTGAGAGAATCTCCTGCTGGTAGGGAGTCAGCCCGCCGCCCTCCGACCACTCGATACAATCGGCGGCAAAAGCCACCGGGTCGTTGATGTACTGCTGCTTAAACTGCTCACCGGGCTGGTCGAGCGAGCGAAGGTGTTCCAGGTAGCGGAGCTTGACTTCAACCGGCCACTGCTCCCAGTTGGCGGAGAGTTGCTGGGTGCGGCGACGGGGTTTTAGCGCGGAGGCCATAAGCTATTCGGCAAGATGGTCAGCAACGCACTCGGGACAAATCACCCGTGATCCAGGTGACCGCCAACCGTCACGGGCAGCGGTCCAGATTGCCTGTTCGGTGTTGTAACAAGACTCTTGCTGGCTATCGCAGTTGGAACATCGGAAAAAGTACCTAGTCTCACTTCGTAGCTGCTCGGGTTGTAGCTGGTTGTCCATCAGTCGGTCAGTTTAACACAGCCGGACAAGGGAGGCAGGTGGTATAATCGCTGCGATAATGACCCATCCTCGGATAAGTCACGACATTCTCGGAACAATGGTGTTTCGGCTGTTATTTAGTACGCAAGACGACCACTTCGACGGCGATGCCGCACCCGTTGTCATAGCCGCAGCCGCCGAATACGACGACGAAACAGTGGCCGCAGCGATCTCGTGCTGGAATATTACCAGCCAGACGGACATGATGAGGAGTTAAACCAATGAACCTGAACAGTAACCTGCGCTATCGAGTAGTTGGCACTGACAACAACCAGTACCACTGGCTGGATCGTACCACTGACACTCTGGTTTTACTCAAGGACGGCTCCCCGGCGACTTTCGCGTCGCTGGATGAGGCAATCAACGCTTTCACTGGTCAGAAGTTGGCCGTGACTATGAACGAACCGCGGGACAGTAACGAGGAGCTGAAATAATGGACACTATCACAACCGACACTACCTTCGCTTCACTGCACTCTTGTCCCGGCACGGAGACTATCAAGCAGTGTAGAGTTGATGGGCTACCTATTTCACTGGAAGTCATGCGCTTTTGTCCCTGCTGCGGCGAGTCGTTAGTGCTGGACGTAGGTGAAGATAGGTTTAGCACCGTTGGTTCACCGGTCCCTTTTGCAAGTTTCCAACAATAAATTTTCTCAAACTGATCGCCGGTGGGTTGTACGGTGTTCAACCTTTGGTGCAGATGATTCTCGTAGGCGTGGTGCTGCCCGCCCCTCCCACCTGAGAGAAGTCGATTCCCGGGACCGGGGGTTGATCAACGTCACACTGGTCCATAATCACTGGTCCTAATCGTCACGCTCAACAGCGAGCTCTCCCTGCTGCGTATAGCCACAAGCCCTTGTGATGATCACGACACGCAACCACAACCCGTGGTACGTCTGATAATAGCTATTATGTTGGTGGGTATTGGACCATGTGGGCCACTGGTCCTAGTCGCGAGGGTTAGTGTCGGTGGTGGTACCAGGCAGTTGTAGTGGTTCTTTTTGTAATTGAGGGGAGGCGGGAGGAAATTGCGTGGACTGCAACTGACTCAACCTCTGCTTGATCTCCTCGTCGATTGCCTGGATATCCACGGTGACCTTGTCGCGGAACTTAGGCCGGTGAGCTTTCAGCCAGAACATGGCCAAAAGACTATCACCAAAGGCGCGCTCGTACACGCTGGTTTCCATCCTGTCGCCCGCGTCCTCACTAGCGTTAGCCACAGCTTCGGCAAAGATGGGATCTGAGTCCAGCCAGCGATAAACAGTGGTACGCCCTACGCCTGCCATCTGTGCGGCATGGTAGATTGACGCCTTCATGCGGATGGCGTGAACGAACTTGCGTTTATTATCCACTGTTCCACTGTTCCCTTCGAACTGGTACTCATCATAGTCGGTAAGTTCAACCGGCTCAAGGGTTTGCAAGGGACGGGCGGCACTCATAGGCGGGATTGTACCACGAGGCGCGATAGTGAGGATATAGATTACTACTTACCGTTGACGCTTCCAGTCCTGAATAACGGCAACAATAATCAACGGTGTAACTATTCCACCAATGAAGCATAAGGGAATAAAGATCCAGTCGGCGTTGAGGCAAATCGTATAGTCGCTCACTGTCCAAATCTCGGGTTCACCCGCAGGCGGATCCAGCACTGGTACATGAGGATGGCCAGGATGGTTAGTTCGATCATAGCTGCTCCTTGTGCCTGCCGGGCTTGGACGGATCCATCACGACAGTGGTCATCGGTGGTCGTAAGTGCGCGTTGTGCTCATTCTCTGCCGCGCGTTCACGGTTGTGTTGTCGAATGATCCCATTACGAAGTAAGCGCTTGTAGCGCGCGTCTTCAGGGTCAACCTGTCTTGATAGTTCAACTGTTTCAACGCTCACGATAATGATCCTCCGTGGTTGTGACAATTGCTCGACTTTCGTTCTCTCGACGGCGGCTCTGCCGGTAACGTCAAGTGACAATGACAGGTACAGTAAGCGTGATCGCCGCCGACAAGTGAGTTAATCACACAGCCGTTTGTACACGGTGGTCGCTCATTGAGTAACGCTTCAACAACCTGCGTTTGCGTGTAGTCGTACGCACTCATCCCCGTCGCTCCTGTGGATTACGTGGTTGCAGATGTCCCAGGCCGACAAAGCAGCCGGGAAAAGGAACGTAGTTGTAATCCGTCACATCGATCAACCGTGTTGCCGTAACGCGCTGGCGCTCACCGATGATTATCGCCGCTTCAGCCGCGCTGTAAGCCTCGGTTGAGTGAATCGTGTGCGAGTATTCCGGTTCTAGTTGTTCGGATGGATCGACGAAGTAGTAAATACGATGCCCGAGTTTAATGTCGCTCATCTCTACTGTTCCCCTGTCTTGCGTGGTGGTTGCGATGATTGCCGCTTGCCGTTAGCCTGACAATACAGGCAGTGCACGCCGCAACAACTGTTTGCTACGTGCTGTTCTACGCTTGACCATTTACCCTGACAGGTACATTTGTTCCGCTCGCTCATCTCCCTGCCTCCTGTTTGCGTGGGCGACCACTGCGCTGCTTGTTCACGTTGACCTTCAGCCGTTCCAGCGCCTGATCTTCAATCCTGATCGCCGGTAAGTGAACCGTCACCGTTGTCAGGCGTCCGGCCTTGATCGCCGCGTTGATCGCCTGCTTGGTTACACCCTTTACTGCCGCCGCTTCTGTTACCGTGAATAGTTTCATTAGTTGGGTAAACTACCACAGGGTTATTATCGGTGTCAATAGTTAATTTCATCCTAACAAACAAGGCGAACGACAGGCGAACACTTGATGATAGATTTATTTCACTTAGTAGTTGACAGGTGAAATAAACAGGTGTAGGATGGCTGCACTATGACGAACACGAACATTAAACACAACGCTGACGATCTACGGCAAGCACTGGCTGACACGTTGGAAGATCCACGCCTTAACGTTTACTGGCTTAACGTTCTAACTGGTATTAAGGCGCGAATTGTCAACGCTCGACAGAACCGCAACCAGTTACAGGTTAAGCAGGTTGATGGATGGTACGCGGTTACTGACCCGCGAGACGTGTTCAGCGTTGAGTAATATGCGGCTTGTTCGATTAATTGAAGGGAGATTGACGATGAAAATCAACAGTGTAAAGAGTGTCAGAGACGAGGTACTCAAGGCGTACTACACGGCCAAAGCGGCTGATGATAACTGGCAAGAGGAGTTGGACGCCTGCGGGATCTATCGCTACTCGAAAGCGGCGCGTGGGGTAGCCGGCTCGAACCTGCGGGAGTTGTACGAGGCGAAGGTTGCGGCGGATGTCAGACAGGCGGAACTAACTGAAATCATGTGGCGCTACCAGGATCCGAAGCAGGTGATTGCGTAGCGTGCGGTGGGTAACTAACTGACAGTGGGAAGGAGTTGAGGAGATGGCACTAAACAGAGAACAGGTAGCTGAACGACTTGGCGAGTATTACTCCGCTAAGTTCACGCGAGAGACAGGCAGACAGGCGGAAGTCTGGAGTTACTTCGACGAGCAGAAACGCGCGTATGTGATTCGCGGCGAGAACCTGCCGTCGAATGTGGACGCAAGCCGCAGTTGGTCACTGCTTGATTACATCAAGCCAGCAAGAGCAAGGTTGCTAGTCACGCCTCCGGCAAATAAGAACTACTAATACCCGGCAAAGGAGTTGGAAGATGAGCGCACAAACTAAGCAGCAATCGCCACTGGTAGTCCTGCGCTACCCCGACAAGCAGACTGGTAAATGGTCCTACGCGGTGATACAGCCGTCGAGCGACAACCCTAACGTGTACCAACTGGCAAGCAGCTGGTTTGACAGCGAGGGCGAGGGGTTGAAGGAGTTGAAGCGGATGAGGGAGATGCGATGACAGCAGCAGCAACCAGCGAGTACGACCAGGAAGTGCCGGGTGTAGTCTGGCGTGTCTACAATCTTGAAGGCGTGCCGTTGACTACGGATCTGAAGACCGAAGGGCTGGCAATGCAGATTGCCGCGCTGTTTCTACGGGCATTTGTAACGACTGAAATCAGGCAGGAGGAGAAACGCGATGATTAAAACAATTACCAAAGCGTACATTCGCACCTACGGCGACAACGGCCAGACAACCGCTTATGTCGAATGGGTTGATGGTCGGGGTCGGGCCGGGCGCACGGAGGGTAAGCCCGACAATTTGCACATGCTGGCGTTGTTGGCAAGGGCCGAGCGAGAGGGTGTGACGGTCAAGCGGGAGACTTGGTAGGTGGAAGGAAGAACAATCATGCAAATAGGCGTTGGATTCTTTGTCGGTGCTGGAGTACCACGAGGCGAGCGGGTAAACACGTTTGCTGAGTGCGGTTGTTGTGGCGCATACCACCGGACGGATTTTACCGGCGACTGTCGCGAGGATAGTGAGCGGCACTGGGATTTACCGGATGATGCGGTAGTGATTGAAACGTGTCCCGAATGCGGCGAGCGGGGATATAGCAACCCTGTTGAGTGTTCATTTTGTAACGATACGAAAAACTGAACCGCGACCAGCGCGGTACAAACATCGGATGATGCGGTGGTCCTCTACCTCGAAGACCAGTGCGACCACACGACGGTTGATTGTGATTGTTTTGATTAGAGAAAAGGAGAATAACGGTAATGAAACAAGCAACCAGTACCACCGGCTATGTGGCCGGTGAGGTAAAACACGAAATGGAACAGGCGCTGGCAACGCGTTATCGAGAGGACCACGAGCAACCGGAACCGGAGGTAGAGGAGAGTCAATGGACAGCGAAGGACTACGACGGTGAGCTTGACGGCTACCCGGTGCTTTCACCTGGAGGACTGGCGGCAATTGCCACGGACCCGGAGTATCAGGAGCTGATCGTCACGGCGGTTAACAACCATGCCGCGCTAGTTGCGGCACTGGAACAGTTCGTTTCAATCTATCCGCCAAACGCACGACGACACCCGGATGTAGCAGTCGCTATCAGCAACGCGGAGACGGTGCTGGCTCGCGTGCGTCAGAAATAAGCGTGCGCCAACTACCAGGCTCAAAC